GGGATAAGTTAGGCTTTGCTATACACGTTACCTTAGCATCAATTAACAAAGCATGGCGCGATCAACGTGCAGATCACGTTATCGTGTGTCTAGAGGGTCGTAGCTGGCGCAAGGACTTTTATACTCCGTATAAAGCCAATCGCGCTGTGGCACGTGCTGCCAAGACTGAAGCAGAGCAAGAAGAAGAACAATTGTTCTGGGACGCCTTTGATGCACTCAAGGTATTCATCAATGAGCGTACTAACTGCACAGTACTACAACATGGTGAATTAGAAGCCGATGATCTTATTGCAGGATTTATACAAGCACACCCACATGATCATCACACCATTATCAGCAGTGACACGGACTTTTATCAATTACTAGCAGAAAACGTTAATCAATATAACGGCATTGCAGATGAACTACACACAATTGAAGGTATCTTTGACAAAAAAGGAAAACCTGTTCTCGATAAAAAGACTAAAGAGCCCAAGAAGATTCCTAATCCTAAGTTTATCCTGTTTGAAAAGTGTATGCGCGGTGACCCTACAGATAACATCTTTAGTGCATACCCAGGTGTGCGTACTAAAGGCACTAAGAACAAAGTAGGTCTAGAAGAAGCGTTTGCTGACAAAGATCGACAGGGTTATGCTTGGAATAACCTCATGCTACAACGTTGGACTGATCATAATAGTGTTGAGCATCGTGTATTAGATGATTATCAGCGCAATGTGCAACTAGTAGACTTAACTGCACAACCTGCAGATATTAAAGACAAGATCTTTGATTGTATTAAAGAGAATGCACAGCTTAAAACACGCGGCAACGTTGGTGCATACTTCCTTAAATTCTGCGGCAAGTATGACCTAGTTAAACTTAGTGATAATGCACAGCATATGAGTGAATGGATGAAGGCGCCGTATCCGGAACAAAATGTTACCATGTTCCACCTACAAAATAGTTGACATTTTGGTTAAATGACTGTATAATAGCATTTAACAATTAAGAAAGATAACTATTATGATTTATCATTGTTTAAATTGTGGTGCTGATTTACCATCTGGGGATCGGATGCATATCTGCCCTGCGTGTCGACAAATTGCTGCTATAAACAAAGCTAGTGATACAGCAAGCTCGAGCAGAGGTGGTGGTGGCTATTCTTCATCAGGTAGTAGCAGTCGTAGCTATTCTTCTTCAGGTGATTTTAGCGATATGAGTGCTTGGTTTATCTTATCAGCATTTCTTATATTCGATGCGTATCATCATTTTGCTATTTTAAAGTTTGTCTGGTTTATGGCAAAAGTTAGTGTGTATTTGTTTTGTTTAGGTTTCTTTTGGGCATCACCTGCAAGTTTTGGCATTGGATCATAATTGATAGACAAAAATCAGAAGTACTTGGCATTAGATTTAGAGCTTAACCAACCGAGTGGTAAGATCATTCAGGTTGGCATTGCCATTGGTAAAGCAGATGACCGTTTTGAAAACTATTTTACTAAGAAATGGTATATAAATCCAAACGAACCAATTAGCCAATTTATTATTGACCTAACAGGTATTACAGATAGCGATATTAGTGCTAATTGTGTTAGTCACGAAACCGTAGCTAGAGAGTTAGGCGCACTGATCAAAGAACATAACTGTTTTGTCAATCCTGTTACTTGGGGCGGCGGTGATAGCGTAGAACTCTTAGAAGAATTTAGTAAGCAGTGCGTTGACTTCCCCCACTTTGGTCGTCGTTGGATTGATACTAAAACGTTCTACACCTTATTGATGTTTGCTCGAGGCAAGAAGCCAAGTGGCGGACTAGCTAGTGCTATGGGCTACTTCAAACTGCACTTCAAAGGTGATGCGCATAGAGCGGACGTTGATGCGGCTAATACCTTAGCATTGTTTTTTAAGTTAATTGATCGTCAACGCAAACTAGAAAACCTAACCGAAGATGCAAAAAGTATTTAAAATTTTAGTTTTACTGCTAGCTATTAGTTTGATAGGGTGTGTCACACCAGAAATAACTAAGATTGGCGAGCAGGACTATAAAGTCGTGGGTAAACTTCATAAAGAAGAATACGATGAAATAATTACCATAGTTCGACAACATCCCAACCAACCGTTAAATTTTTATGTTACATCAATTGGCGGTACCAGTGAAGATTTGTTAGATGCTATGGACACTGTACATCAACACGGTTTGGTCAATTGGTATTCTGTAGATTACTGCGACAGTGCCTGTGCTATCATGGCCTTAGCTACACATCACGCCAATGGTGAGTTTAAACTACATTCGTTCTATTCTCATAGTCATCATCAGGTACTTGCGGCGCCAGAATATAATGAACGTATACTAAAAAAGTTAAACTCATATGGATATGACACTGATCGTATACATCATATGTTTGACAGCGTAGAACATTTATGGCCAATAATTATTGAAGATGGCAAAATAATCAATTGACTTTACAGAAAAACCTAAATATAATAGTAAAATAGACAAGGAAAGAATATGGCACACGTAATTGATAAAACATTTGAATTCTGTTATGGACACAGAGTACACACACCACGACTTAATGGCGAGTATGCAGCAGACTTAAAGTGTGCCTGTCGTCACCTACACGGACACGAAGGTAAGATGCAGGTGTTCTTAAAGAGCCCGACTGGCGTTTTAGATCCAACTGGTATGGTAACTGACTTTAGGCACCTAGAGTGGTTAAAGAAGTGGATCAATGAATACATCGATCATCAGTTTATGCTTGACGTTAACGATCCGTTGTTTGGACAGTTAATTGGCTCACGTACAATGATTCCAGTATACATTCCAGAAACAGACAAGTATGCAGGTAGTATACTTGATTTAAGTGACTTAGAACCAAACACACCAGAGTATGAATACTTCGAAGGTTTCTTTATTGTAGACTTTGTTCCTACTAGTGAAAACTTATCTAGTTGGATGGCAGAGTTAGTAGATGCTAAGATGAAGAAACTAAACGTAACAGTAGATCGCATTGACTGGTGGGAAACTCCTAAGTCACGTAGTACGTTTATTAGAGGCTAATTATGAATACCACTGTCTTTATCTTACTGGCATTATTTGGCATTAAACATTTTATTGCTGACTTCTTAATGCAGTATGACTATATGCTTAGAGAAAAAGGTATCTACGGTGCCACAGGTGGTGTTCATCATAGTCTAGTACATGCTAGCTGGACATTCTTAATACTAGTATGTTTTGTTGATCATGCTAACGTTATTATTGGTCTAGCGTTCTTAGACTTTGTTCTACACTATCACATTGATTGGGCAAAGCAACAGCTTAATCGCGGATTAACTTCAGCTGATCGCATGTTTTGGGTTTGGATGGGTGCCGACCAAGGCCTACACTACTTAACCTACATTGGAATTATTGCTTATGCCACAACACCTTGATAAAAAAGAATGTAAATTACATGCGTCCTGCCAGGATGCAGACACTTGTGGAGGACCATTGGCAATGTTATTAGCTAAATCAGTTGTAAAAAATAAATGTTGGATTGTTGAGCAAAATGGTTTCAAAATTGGCACCATTATGACCAATCCAGGTGGTGTAGTTTATCAACATGACCAACAGCGTGAACAGTTTAAAAATCTTAAACTCTTAAGTGATCGCTACAATATTATAGTTGAAAAAACAGCACCTAAAAAAGTAATTAGTCAAGCACACGAAGTTTATGGATATCCATGTGAACATAAGCCACACAATGTTCTTTGGGATCTAAGACACAAGTTGCCCATCTTCACCAAAAGCCCAAAGAGCAAGAGTTTCTTTAGTGCAGGTTACTATATTGTTAAGTTCAACAATGGATGGGTTAAATCATACTGTCCTAAATTAATTACACTCAATCGTTATCCTTACGCAGGACCTTACGATTCATTTGAAGAAATGCAAGAACGACTACGCATTGCCAACGGAGCCTTACATGGAACAACAATTAAGCCTGCATCTGAGGAAATTTAACGATCGCGTTAAGGTTTTAAATCAAACCAACAGTCGTGAATTAATACTCTCAGCAGGTGAAGCACGTCAACTACAAGCCGACATCTTTGATTTATTAACACAGATTCAATCACTTACAGAGGTTCGATCGAGCGAACCTGAGGTTATCACTGTCCAAGTAAAAGGTACTGGTTTTTAATGTCTAGCAAGGTATTGGTTGTAGTATACGATCAAGACATACCACAATTTGAATTAATGACCTATTGCTTAAATAAAAATTGGCAGGGGATCAAACACATCACAATAGTATATCAAGGCAATATACTGCCCATTGTAACCTCTATTAATCAGCAGAATTTTACGCAGGATTGGAAGATAGATCTAATTCCATGTCTGCCTTATGGGCAGTTTAGTGGTAACGATCTACAGCAACTAGATAAAATTTTTCAGAGTATTGACGAGTCTGTTCAGGATGTAATAGTATTTGATTGTAAAGATTTCCTATTAAAACCAATCGATGAAAGTTATTTTAAAAATAACGGTCAGTATCGAATTACTAAAATATCAGATCAATTTGATGAGTTTTATCTCGATGTACATACAGCAATGGGCACCACTAACTCTAAAATTAATGCAGTTTTAAATATAACACCGTGGATATGGAACGTAGAACAATTAAAGAAATATTGGGAGTATGTTGTTGGCA